AACTTATTCAAGATAATATAATGATTTAATATATGAGTACTTCAGAAAATGAAGAAGAAAAAAAAAACAAAAAAAAAAATCGTATATCGTATAGTTTGATTGGAGAACAATGGAAACTTTTCTTTCAAAAGTTATTATCTAGTTTAATTCATACAACATTTGTTATTATTGTTGTATTTAATATTGTATATTATCAAAAAAATTGTATAGAAAATGATTTTAAAGTAAAAATAAGTGATTTTTTTTATTATAACGGAGATGAAGAAAATTTTGATTCTGTGACTTGTAAAGATAAAATAAAAGAAACGAAAGAATTTAAAGAAAGCAAAGATTATAATTGGCCTTTTAGTTCTATTTATACTAAAGATGGAAAGGTTTGTAAAATGATAAATGATAAAGATGAACCATCTATTAGTATTAATTCTGCATCTCAATATTATATTACATCACTTGTAACTGTGTTTATTTATGTAAATAAAACAATGAAAAAATATTTATGCGGTGACCAAAAAATGAAAGACATTAATAAAGAATATTATATTAAATATTGGATTGTACTTTTTATTCCAATTTTATCATTACTTATGCCAGGAATTATATATATACCATTCTTTTTTGCTTATTTTTTATCTATAATATTTTATTTTTCTATGATGTTCAGTGTGTATTCTAATAATTATACTAATGAAATATCACAATTTGTTACAAAATCCATTGTTGCAATTTTTGGTCTTTTTGTTAATTTTATTCCATCAGGATATGTATTTTTCAAAGTGCTTCATAAGTTCTATATATATCCAATTATTAATAAATTAGGTTATATTAAAGATTATTTTGGAGAATATAAACACGCACTAATATTAATATATGGATTAGTTTTTGTAATGAACAGTGTTTATTATTTAGAAGGGTCTTATGCCTCTTTAATTATTATGATGTATTTATTCCTTTCTATAAATAGTATCCGTATTTATTTTATGGGAAAAACATAGACTTTAAATAAATAGTTTAAACATAAAATAATGTTTATTTTATGGGAAAAAAAAATAATAAAAACAAAAAACAAAAAAAAATAATAAAACATGATGGTCTACCTTTTGTAAGTGTTTGTACTCCGACATTCAATCGACGTCCATTTATACAGATGATGATTCATTGTTTTGATTCACAAACATATCCAAAGGATAAAATGGAATGGATTATTGTTGATGATGGAGATGATAAAATTGAAGATTTAGTAAAGGATCATCCGCAAGTAAAATATTTTAAATATGACGAAAAAATGAAATTAGGAAAAAAACGAAACGTAATGCACGAAAAATCTTGTGGAGAGATTATTGTTTATATGGACGATGACGATTATTATCCTCCCTGTAGAGTATCACATTCAGTTGAAAAGTTGTTATCTGATAGTAACGCGTTATGTGCCGGTTCTAGTGAAATTTTTGTATATTTCAATCATATTGAACAAATGTATAAATTTGGTCCTTATAACAGTAATCATGCTACAGCAGGAACATTTGCATTTAAAAGAAAATTATTAGAAACATCAAAATATGATAATGATGCGTGTCTCGCAGAAGAAAAGAAATTTTTAAAGAATTACACGGTTCCATTCATTCAATTAGATTCATTAAAAACAATTTTAGTTTTTTCTCATATTCATAATACATTTGATAAAAAAACAATTATACCAGAAGTAGATAATAAAGTAGCGAATAAATCTTCTATCACTATAGATACTTTTATAAAAGATAAAGAAATTATTCATTTTTTTAAAACGATTGATTCGTTGTTAGAATATTATCCAATAGGTGGTCCAGAATGTAAACCTGATGTAAGCGCCCAATATAATCAAATAATGAAAGAAAGGAAATTAAATGATAAATCTCTTATAATGAATCAAAATGGAAAAGAAAGAGTTTTGACAAATCAAGAAATTTTAAAAATTATAAATGATTATAAAGATAAAGTAAAAAAATATGAAGAAGAAATTAAAAAGTTAAAAGAAAATTCTCCAAAATTTATAATGAATCAAAATGGTAATAAAGTTGTTTTGTCAAATCAAGATATTTTAAATATTATTTCACAATATAAAAATAAAACACAAGAATTAGAGAACGAAAATATTATGTTAAGAAATAAAATATTATTATTCGAAGAAAATAATATATCGAATAATTCTTCGTCTCTCTAATGAAGAAAGATTATATTTAGACAAATCATTATATACATATTCTTCTCCATATGATATATATAATTCATATATATATTGTAAAAAATCATACTTATCTGTGTCTACTTGTTTTAATATTTTAGAAATAAAAATAAAATTATTATATTCATTGCTATATTTTGTTAAAATTTTAGTAAATCTTATTGATTTTATTTTATTTTTATTTATTTCATGAAATAAATAATGTACGTTAAATGTTTTAATCATTGAAGATAATTCATTCATATTCCATATTTGTTTTTGAAATGTGATCCGATCTATATAGTCAGATAAACATATTAATTTTAACATTTCTTTGTAGACAACAATATTTTTTTCATTCATATAATCTATTATATTTTCATGAAGTATCATTGATGTAATTGTTCTATCTTGTTCGTGAATAAAAAAACTATGATAGTTTATATCTTGTTTTTCTATAAGTAGTTTTTTCACATTATCTTTTGTCTCTTCAAATGAATTTGTTTGAATAATACAATCCATGACTTCATCCGTAATATCTATTGTTTTAGACAATTGTTTTAATGTTTCATATTTACGAATATCTCCATTTATATAATTATTCATTTTATTACTTTTACAGATTGATTCACAATCATATATTTCTTTTATAATTTCAAATGATTTTGTAATACTTATTAATTCTTTTATTTTTTTATCTATTTTATGATTTCCAATACAAATAATAGGAATATTTGTAATCATTTCTTCTTTTTGTTTTTTTGTTTTTTTAGGTCGAACTAATTTTATAAGTTGATTAATACCACATTTATCTCCATTATTTAAATTGTCTATTTCATCTAATACAACTACAATATTTTTCTTTTCTTTTTTAAATATACTTAGTACATTTGTTGTAGAGACACTCATTTTTGAAAATGATTCAATTAATGATTTATTACGAATATTACAAGCATTATAATATATCATATCTATGTTCATTTCTTTTAATATATCTTTTACTAATGTTGTTTTTCCAACACCATAATTCCCATATATATATATACATTTAGGTTTTGTATTATCATTCATATTTAATAAAATTTCATTTAACGAGTTTTTTATTTTTTCTTTTTCATATTTACGTTCAAACATAAGATACTTATGAAAAAATATTTATTATTGTTTAAATATCATTTAAACAATGTTCAATATTTGTTATACCATCCCAATTAAATCCACAACGTTTTGATTCCATATGTTTTGCACATAAACCATCTGAACCTATAAATTCTGCTTTATTAAAATTAAATCCATCGTCGCTTTTATAAATATCACATGTACCTAATTTTCTTTCATTCAGACAAACATTGTTAATATTACCGTTAGTATCTGTAACTTCATTAGAAATCCAATAATCTGGGCAATCCCCTATTACAGGGGGGTATTTCGTTTTTTTCTTTTGAAACATCATATAAGAAAGGATTAACAATATTAAAATAAATGAACATCCTGCTATTAATAAAACAATACTATGAAAAGAATCCATATATAGATATTATGGATATTATTTTTTCTTTTGTGAGTGTATGAACGGAAGAATTAATATAGTACAACCAAATACAAATGTTTTATTTCAAATGAAGGATAAACAAGAAATAGAAGTAAAAGATTTTAGAGGAGCATTGACTGGAATTTGGAGCGATACAAAATTATCTGATTTGTTTTTTTCATCAGAAAATATGAAACTTATTCAAAATGGAATTCGTTCTGGCGTATATAAAATGTCTGGTAATCAATATATAGTTGGTATTCAAGATTATGACGAATTAAAAATTATAATGCGAGCATTATTTATACAAAATTCTAAAAATAGTAAAACAAATATTAAAGAAGAAATATATAGACTGAATCAACTTGTTCTTGATTATTCAATAAAAAATGTATATAATGAGGCAGTCAGTTATTTAAAATATATTAATGATGCTTCAACTATGTATAATCCTATGCAAAAACCTGCTCCTTCTTCAAACAGACATAAACCACTTACATTGAAGGAGTGGTTCTAATTAATTCTTTTTTTAGAATTTCTAATTCTTTATTCCACATACTGTGAGGTGTTGAATCTTTTACTTCTTGTAATTCAAGACTTTTCTTATTTTCAATTTCATTCAAATGAATAATATTCTCTTCTGTTACAGAATCCATAGGCATTTGAATTAAATATTTGTAATCTTCATTCATATCATATTTTCTTCCTTTTAACATATCATGGATCTGAATTTTATTTTTCTTTCTAAGATCAATTACATCTTCTAAAATCTCTGTAATAAATCTCTTTTTATTTTGTAAAATCATTACTTCTTTTTCTAGAATTTTTAAAATGCTTTCTTTTCGTTTTAAATATAATCCTAAACGAATATCAATGTAGTAATCTATAATTTCATTAATTTTATTGAATTTTTTTAATTTCTCTGTTTCATCAAACATATGCATATTTGTGGTGGATTTGCTTGTATACATTTTTAAGTATTTATCTAATCCATTACAGTTCTCGTATTCTGTTTTAGTTTCTTGTAGTTTTTTAATACTTCCATTTGTAAATACAATTGTAATATCAATATTCTGGTCTGTACTCATATCATTGTAATCTTTTACAATTGGTTTATTTGTCTTACCTCCATCCATTAATTTCTCTATAAATTCTTTATAGTCATCCGTCCATGTCCCTACTGGAAGTTCTGTAATGTGTACCTTATTTCCATCTACTTTATACATTCCTTTCATTATAAATTTATTTTCTGTTATTTTATCAATTGTCCCTTTGTATCCTTGATAATATGGAATAAAATCAATACTATCAATCGATTTACCTTTTAATACATTTTGAATATAATCAATAATGATTAACGGATCATAACACATAATTTCTGTACTAAAACCTGTACCAATTCCTTTGCTTCCATTTACTAAAATCATTGGAATAATTGGCGCATAATGAACAGGTTCTACTATTGTTCCATCATCATTAATATAATCTAGAATAACATCGTCTTCTTCTTTATAAATCATTCTTGTAATTTTATTGAGTTTTGTGAATATATATCTTTCAGATGCCGAATCTTTTCCTCCTTGAATTCTTGTACCGAATTGACCTTTCGGTTCAAGAACATTAATATTATTTGAACCTACATAATTTTGCGCCATATTGACAATGGCACCATTTAAACTTTGTTCACCATGATGATAAGAACTATGTTCTGATACATAACCTGCAAATTGCGCTACCTTAATTTCAGTATGTAAACGCCTCTTAAATGCTGAATAAATGATTTTTCTCTGACTTGTTTTCATACCATCCATAATATTTGGAATTGAACGTTCACAATCATACTTTGAGAAATGGATCATTTCTTTCTTAATGAATTCTTTATACGATATTACATCTTTTGATGTATCAATAAACGCTTTTCTATCATAACCTTCTAACCATTCTTTTCTATCAATTGCTCTTTTTTTATTGAAAACTTTATCAATCGAATCAAGACAATCTTTATTTTCTACACAAAATGTAATATTTTTCTTTTTCTCAAAATATTCTTTAAATTCTTTACCTGTACTTGTACCTAAACCTTTATAATATTTAATTGACCATCCTTTTGAATCATTTTCCTCTTTCCAAGAATTGTACTCACCATCATTATAAAACGATATCTCTTTCTTACCTTTCCTTGCTTTTAAAATAGGTGTGTTCATAAATCCAATAAAATTAGGAATTTCAAGTAATGTTTGCCATTGTGAATCAAATAAATTAATACATAATCCTTTAATATGCGAACCATCTAAATCTTGATCTGTCATAAATAATATACGACCATAACGAAGTTTTTCTGTATAATTATCTTTATTGTATTTAAAACCATTTTCTAATCCCATAATTTGTTTTAGTTCATGAATCTCTTTATTTTCTGAAATTTTTTTAATGTTCTCACCTCGAACATTAAGTAACTTACCACGCATAGGATAAACGCCAATAATATTTCTGTCTTCTCTTGACAATCCAGAAACAATTCCCGCCTTTGCTGAATCACCCTCACATAAAATTAAAATACAAGAACCACTCTTATTTGTTCCTGCTAAATTTGCATCAATTAATTTATGAATTCCTCTAATATTTTTATTTTTTGAACCATCTGTTTTCTTAGAATCTTTATGTTGTTTTACGTGAGTTAATTGACAAGCAACATCCATAATTCCCATTTTAGCAATTTTTTCAATGAATTTATCAGAAACTTCACAAGAAGAACCAAATTTTCCAATTGGAGTATTCATAAAATCTTTACTCTGACTATCAAATGAAGGATTATCAATATCACAACGGATAAATAACATTAGTTGTTCTTTAATTGTATTTGGTTTTACATCAATCTTCTTCTTTTTTTGAATAAATGCTATCATTTTACGAACTATTTGATTTAGAATATATTCAACATGTTTTCCACCTTTTCCAGTATAAATACCATTTACAAATGAAACCTGTGTAAATTCTTCTTTTGGAGCAAGAGACACTACATACTCCCACCTATCATTCGGTTTTTCATAGCATCTTTCTTTTTCACTTTTCACACCAATATATTTATCTACATAATTTTGATAATTTGTTACTGGAACTAAGTTTCCATTAAATGAAACCTTCACCTTTTTATCGGTTACTGCTGCAATATCATAAATTCTTCGTTTGAATAAGTCTAAAATGTCTTTTGATAGATTTTCAATTCCTAGTCTCTTGAAATCTGGTTTAAATGACACTTTTGTGTAAGGTTTTTTACTACATTTTGTAATTTTATATTTATGTATTTCATTTAAATTATCTGAAAATTCTTGAACGTATTTTAATTTCCTTTTATGATCTACTGTTTCAACCATTCCCCATTGGGACCAGATTAGAACAAGTTTAAAACCAAAACCATTTTTTCCTCCTACAATCTTCTTTTCACTTTTATCATAATTTGTTGATGTACGAAGATGACCGAAAATCATTTCTGGAATCATAATCTTATATTCAGGATGTTCTACTACATCAATCCCATTTCCATCGTTTGTAAATGATATTACACCTTCATCTGTAATATCGATATGAATATATGTTACTTGGTGTACGTTATCATCGCCACTTTCTTTTGCTTGTTCCATACGAACTTGGTGATCACGACAATTTACAATACCTTCATCAAATAATTTATAAAGACCTGGAATATATTGAATTGATTTTGAAACAATACTTTCTGTTTCATCAGAATATACATATGTTTCAATTTCATTCATTTCCATAGATCCAGTATAAGTATCAGGATTATCCAATACATGTTGTTTGTCACTTTTTTTCTGGTAGGTCTTTGAAATATCCATCGGTACAAATATATATTTTTTCCTTTTTATATCAATTTATTCATAATGTGTTTCAATGATTTCTCCATCATTATTCAATATTATTTTTACGGGAGCAATTGGACTACATAAATAATGAAATAAATAATATAATAAATCATTCAGTATTTTATTATCAATATAAATTGTTGTATGTTTTAAATATTGTGGGTTTTCCTTTTTTAAATTATTTAGAAAGACAGAAAAATCATAAATCATAAACATTGTATAATTTTCTATTTCATTTGTTTCTATTACGAGTTCAAAATCTTCTTTTTCAAAATAATAATCATTGATTTTTCTTTTTAAATACACATAGTCTTCATTCATATCTCTCAAATATATTACATTTTTTTTCATAATATAAAGATATTACAAATATATTTATATCATTATGGAAAGACCTTCTTGGAACGAATATTTTAAAGAAATTGTTAATATTACTTCAAGTAGATCTCCTTGTAAAAGATTAAAGGTTGGAGCAATTATTGTAAAAAATAAAAGGATTATTTCTCAAGGGTACAATGGTTATTTACGAGGTTGTCCTCATAAACAATATTTACGTGACGGTCATGAAATGGCAACAGTTCACGCAGAACAAAATGCGATTGCAGATTGTGCTGGTCGAGGTGTATCTTGTAATGATTCTATTATATATATAACACATTATCCGTGTATTCATTGTTTAAAACTTATAATAGCGTCTGGAATTAAAGAAATATACTATTTAAGTGATTATAATAATGATCCATTGGTATTAGAAATAACAAATATGGCAAATGTAAAAATAAATAAATTAGAATAATATATGAAAATTGAATTAATTGTATTAAGTATTACCGCTTTTTTTATAGCAAATACCTATTATGATGGAAAATATTTAAAAATTCTAAAATCTTGGACAAAATATTATAAGATTGCTGCCATAGCATTTGCTGGTTTTTCTACTTATTTATTTATTAAAAAACATCCTTCTGAATCAAGAACTTTATTTCAAAGTGCTTCTGGATTAGTAAATAGTCTACCTATAGACAAACAATCAAAAGATATATTAATTCCACTTCTTAATAAAAATAACAGTGAAGAGAGAATAATGAATTCGGGTGGGCATAAAATAAATAATCAAAAAGTAAAACGGTGTGTAAGTGAAACTAAGAAGAAATTTGTTGCTTCACAACAAAATTGGAAATGCAAAGGATGTTCAAAATCATTGCCCGCGTGGTTTGAAGTTGATCATACACTACGTTTAGATCAAGGAGGGACAAATGAAGTTGATAATTTAGTAGCCTTATGTAGAGACTGTCATGGACAAAAAACCGCATTTGAAAATCTTTAAAAGAATATTATATATATATTAATGAGTGACCCTTCTGAATCAGTAATTGATACTTCTGATTCACTATTAGATAATGTAAAAAAGATAATGGATGATATAAAAAAGATAATGGATGATTATGAAATAATTTATATTCTAGGTGGTTTATCATTTATTGTTTTTTATTATTTAATTTTTTATTATTGGAATCCATTATCCGTAAATGATAAATATCCAACTATCATATATTTTGGTTATGTAATTCTTATATTTTTATCTTTTTATGTTTTTATTAGCAAAAAAGACACCTTATATCAAGCAGTATTTGATGCATTAAAAACAATAGGGATATATATCGGCATATTTATTGCACTCTTTGGTATACTATACTTAGTAACAAAATATGATATATTTTCTAATATATATTATCTTATTATCAAGATTATAATTATTTCAGGGTTTATTGGTATTGGATATTATTTTTTTAATAATGAACATGTGGATAAAGTATTAAAAGTAGGAATTATTAAAGAAATAATATTATATTTACCTTGTTTATTTATTTCATTTAGTAAATGGATAAAAAAAGAATTTGAATTAACATCGTCGCCTGTTTTTATTATGTTAATTATTGAATTTGTAATCATATTTTTATATTTAGTTACACCACTTGTTACAAATTATATAATGAATTATAACAATACATTATTATTAAAAGAACCTGAATATTTAAATAAACAGAAACTTTTAGGAAAATATGGGGATTTATACGAAGAAGCAGAAAAAGATATAAATGATGATAAACACAAATATAAATTTTCATTATCTTTCTGGTATTGGATTAATCCTCAACCTCCTAATGTAAACTCTAATTATACGAAATATACAGATATATTATCTTATGGAGGAAAACCTGCTTTAAAATATAATGGAATGGAAAATAAGTTGCGTGTATCGTGTTTAGTAATTGAAGAGGTTGAAGAGGTTGAAGATATAGAACCAGAAACAAAAAATTTAATATTTCAAACACCAGATGATTTTAAAACAAGATTATTTGGTATGTCAAAGGATGAAGAAACTGTTAAATTAACTAAAGAAGTCGTAAAAGAAACGAAAAAAACTATATTTAAACCTATAGAAAAAGTAATATTTGAAACGAATGATATTAAACATCAAAAATGGAATCAAATGGTGATTACATTTGATAGTGGGACAATAGATGTATTTATGAATGGTGTTTTGGTTGGAACGAGGGATGATGTTATTCCATACAAAACATACGATTCTATTATATCTGGTGTCGATAAAGGAATACATGGAGGAATTTGTAATGTATCTTATCACAAAGATATTTTATCAAAGAATGAAATATTAAGTTCTTATATTGTATTGAAAAATAATGATATTCCAATATTATAATTTCTATGATTATGTATATGAACGTTATTTTAATGGTATTGACTACACTTGTAATAATACTAATACTATACATTCTAATTAACTACTTTATAGAAAAATCAACACAAATCGCAACAATGTCACCTGCTAAAACTCAATCTAAAATATTAGCGTCAGAATTACCTGAACCTTCCAATACAACAAATTTTACATATTCAATGTGGTTAAATATTGACGATTGGAATTATAGATATGGTCAAGAAAAGGTTGTATTAAATAGAGAAGCAACTACAACCGGAGTTTGTCCAAAAATATATTTAGGTGAAATGAATAATACATTAAATATTAAATTAAATACTTTTTCCAATGTTAACGTAGAAGATACAAAAGAACAACATTGTCAAGTAAATAATATACCATTACAAAAATGGACGAATGTGATTGTATCATTATATCAAAAAACACTAGATGTATATTTGGATGGAAAATTAATAAAAACTTGTGTTTTAAGTGGACCTGCAAAAATTAATGCAGACTCTGATATTGTAATCTGTCCTGATGGGGGATTTGGTGGTCATATATCGAATTTTCAATATTGGTCTGACTCTAGTAATCCTCAACAAGCGTGGAATATATATAAAGGAGGTTTTGGTGGATCTTTAATAGGTAATTTTATAAATAAATATAGAATTAAAGTAGCATTAATAGAAAATAACCAAGAGACAACAAGTTTTGAAATATAATATAAACATAATTTATTATGAATTTGTCTATTCCAGATGGAATCAAAAGTTTTACTTCTGGTAGTGGAAGTGATAGTTTTTTAGAATCAAACGGTTTAATTGCTAAATTTGGGTTTATTCTCCTAGTGGTTATTATATTTGTTGCTCTTATTCGTGTGGCAGTAACCATATTAAATTCAATAATGTCACCAAAAAGTGATCCAATCTTAATAGATGGTATGGTAGACGGAAGAATGATGATGTCTTTTCCACAAGATCAATCTATTAAAGGTTCAATCCCAATTATACGTTCAAGAAATGAAAGAGGAGGTATAGCATTTACATGGTCGGTCTGGTTATTTATAGACGATTTAACATATGGCGAAGAGGGTGAATATAAGCATATTTTCCACAAAGGGAATCCAAAAATAGATTATTCTTCTGATGATGCCGGAATGAATATTCCGAATAATGCACCAGGTTTATATTTGGATAAAAGTGAAAATAAGTTGGTTGCCGTAATGAGTACTTTTGATAAAATAAAAGAAAAGGTAGAAATAAATAATATTCCTATGAATAAATGGTTTAATGTAATTCTTCGTGTAAACGAACAAAATAAATTTGATATTTATATTAATGGAAAACTAGTAAAAAGACATATTCTTAGTAGTGTACCAAAACAAAATTACGAAGATGTATATGTAGCAATGAATGGAGGGATATCTGGTAACATATCTTCTTTAAGATATTATTCTAGAGCATTAGGGACATTTGAAATCGGAAACCTCATTAGACAAGGTCCAAATATTGAAGTCAAAGGAAATGATATGTCTCCTTCTAGTGTATCCAAAGCGAACTATCTCTCTTTGAATTGGTTCTTTGATAATAATGAATAAACTTAAAGATAAGACAATACAACATATAGATGGCAATCATTAAAGAATACTTTGATGTAACAACTAAATATATAAATGAACAAGGAGAGAAAACATTAGTGTTATTCCAAGTTGGGTCATTTTTCGAGGTGTATGGTCTGTTTGATCAAAAAGAAAAATCATATAGTAAATCTAATATATATGATTTTTCAATTATTTGTGATATGGTAATCAGTGAAAAAAAAATAAACAAGATAGATAATAAAAATATTGTAATGGCAGGATTTGGTTTATCACAAATAGATAAATATATTAAAAAATTAAACGATGAAGGGTATACTATTGTTGTTTATATTCAGAAACCAAAAAATGGATCATTCATTCGAGAATTAAGTGAGATAATCTCTCCTGGAACATATTTTAAAGATGATGTAAATTGTTTATCAAATATAACTTGTTGTGTATGGATTGAAATGATACATAAATCCAAATATATTATTGATGATACAATTATATTTGGAGTATCCACAATTGATACCATAACAGGTCAAACAACATTTACCCAATTTTCTACAAATTATATTTATAATCCATCTACTTATGAAGAATTAGAGAGACAAATCTCTATTTATAATCCAAAAGAATGTATTCTTATTTCTACATTATCAACGAATGAAATTCATACAATTATTGAATATACTGGACTATCAAAAAAAAAGACAATTATCATTCATCCGAATGAAAATGGTAAATATAGTGAAGAATCTAAACGTTGTGAAAAACAAATATATCAAAAAGAAGTATTTCAAAGATTTTTTCCTGATACTTCGTTAGAAGTATTAGAAGAAACATTTAAAACCACTGTATATGCATTAAATTCATTTATATTTTTAGTTGATTTTATGTATCAACATAATCCTTATTTAGTACAGTATATTAATTATCCTAAAATGAGATACACTGAAAATGTAATGACACTTGCGAACCATTCTTTACGTCAACTAAATATTATTGACGACATGAGTGATGATGGTAAAAACAAAAGTCTAAGTGTATTTCTAAATAATTGTATGACGCAAATGGGTAAACGGCGATTTATTAATCGATTGCATTATCCTTATGTTGACAAAAGCGAGTTAATAAAGCAATATAATTTTACAGAATATTTATTATCCAATGACTATTGGGATTTTTTTAGAGAGAAATTACGAAATATGTGTGATATTGAAAAGTTTATTCGAGAACTCGTTTTTAGGAAAGCAAAACCAAATTCATTCATTCGGGTATTACAAGATATTAAAAAAACAAAGGATATATTGAAAAATTTTAAGGATAAAGAGATGAATCATTGGTTAATTGAAAATAATATTCAAGATATAAAAGAAGATATTAAAGTTTTGGATTCACTATTTTCTGATTCGATCGATACTACTATTTCAATCACTGAAATGAGTGTAGAAAAAATGTCTACTCTTCCTATTGAAAGTATTCGTTTTTTCAAAAAAGGAGTATTTTCAGAATTAGACGCATTATATGATAAATCTCTCTCTTCAACTAAATCATTAATTGATATTCAAAATGAACTATCTAAACTTATCGGAATAAAAGAAAAGAAAGAAGGACAATATGTTAAAATCCATGAAATGCCTAAAACTCCTCCTTTACTTACTACAACAAAAAGAAGATCTTTAATTCTTGTAGAACAATTGAATAAACATAAAAAAATCTCTATTCTCATTAATGATTCTCCAGTGACTATTGATTTTTCCGATATTAATGTTTCAACATATGGTACAAATAAAAAGGATGTATGTATTCTATGTGATACAATTGAAAGACTAACAATTGATATTTTTCAATCAAAAGAAGATTACTCAAATAAATTAATAGAATATTATAATGAATTTATTGATAAAGTTCTAAGAAATAAAGATAAAATAGAAAATATGATTCGTATGATTTCACTTATTGATAATGAACAAAATAAATGTTTTATTGCCAAAAAATACAATTATTGTAAACCTACTATTGAAGACTCTGAACACTCTTATTTTGATTTTACATGCATTCGTCATCCATTAATTGAATTCATTCAAAAAAATGAAACATATGTAACGAATGATCTTAGTATGAATGAAAGACACAAAGGAATGTTATTATACGGAACAAATGCCGTAGGCAAAACAAGTTTTCTTAAATCTATTGGGATTTCTATTATTATGGCGCAATGCGGATTATATGTTCCTTGTGAAACGTTTAAATTTAAACCGTATACAAAAATTTTCACTAGAATTTTAGGAAATGATAATATTTTTAAAGGATTATCTACATTTGCAGTTGAAATGTCAGAACTAAGAACTATTTTAATGAATTCTGATTCAAATAGTCTTGTTATTGGCGATGAACTATGTTCAGGAACTGAAAGTGATTCTGCTAGAAGTATTTTTATTGCTGGTATTGAGAGATTATATAAAAATAAAGCAACCTTTATGTTTGCTACACATTTTCACGAAATTAATGATTATCCTGAAGTAAAAAATATTGAATATCTCTCTATGAAACATATGGAAGTTGTTTATGATAATAAAGAAAACAAACTAGTTTATAACCGTAAACTCAAAGATGGTCCAGGAAATAATATGTATGGTCTAGAAGTATGTAAAGCATTACATTTACCAGACGATTTTCTTGATAGAGCACACGAAATTAGACGAAATTATAATTCAAAGGACACATCTATACTATCTAAAAATAGAACCATTTATAGTAAGGATAAAATTAAAGGATTGTGTGAAATTTGTAAAATTAAACAAGGAGAAGACGTACATCACTTAAAATATCAAAAAGAAAAAAATGAAAATAACTACATTGACGGACATCACATGAATCATCCAGCAAATTTAATCAATATATGTAATGAATGTCATAATAAAATTCATAAGAATAATGATAAATATATTATAAAAAAAACTTCTAATGGTTATGAACTTGTTAAAGAATAAATTGATATTATAATACTATTATTTATATATATAATAATGATTATTCCTGTAAAATGCTTCACTTGTGGAAAAGTACTTGCAAACAAGTATCGGTGGTACTGTAGAGAAGTAAAAAAAATAAAACTTGAGAAAGGAGTTGAACTGGATGAAGTTGTATATCTTACAACAAGTAAGATTGAAAAAAATGCTGAAGGTATTGTTTTAGATATGTTAAATCTAAATAAAATGTGTTGCAGACGTCATATGTTAACACACGTCGATATAGAATAATATTATTAAATAGTATATGTTTGTTAATTTAAGAAAAACTTTGAAACGAAAGTTAAGAAAAACTCCGAAACGAAAGTTAATAAAAACTCCAAAACGAAAGTTAAGAAAAACTCCGAAACGAAAGTTAAGAAAAATTCCGAAACGTAAACATACAATGAAAGGTGGAGGAGGAACATCTTTTATAGCAAGAAATGCTGGTGGAATCGGTCCTGTATTACAACCATTTTATGGGTTTGAAACAAATCTTATTAATTTTTCAAATACTTTATTTGGATTACCTCCAATATTATCTTCTGATCCTTCGATACAACCTATAGGTATGTGATTTAATTTTTTTATTATAGTATATATATGAATCTACAAAAACTCGTACAAAAATTATGTTACCCAGCATACATCTACTTTATCATTGCTATTGTATTATTTGTTCTAATGATGATACAAAATGTTGGTGATACACAAATTTATTGCTTAGGTTCCCTAAGTTGCAATGTTGAAAACAATATTTACATATTTGTCATGAACGCCATCTATATTTTGATTTGGACCATTATTCTTGATTCGTTATGTAAGAATGGATACAAAGAATTATCCTGGTTATTAGTATTATTCCCTTTTATTTTATTTTTCATTTTACTATTAATGTTTTTATTCAATTAAAAACACAAAAAATAATTATATAATAGCATAAAAATAAACATTCTATTATATAAATGACAGACAAACTACCTAATTTTATGATTGATACATTATTTAAGGAAAATCCAGATTTATTAATAGAGCATCAAGTTGAATCATATAATGATTTCTTTGATAAAGGTATTAACAAAATTTTTAAAGAAAAAAATCCAATTCGAATTATGAAAAATCAAGATAGTAAAACCGGAAATTTTTTATTACAATGTAATTTATATTTAGGAGGAAAAAACGGAGATAAGGTGTATTATGGAAAACCTATTATTTTTGATGATAATAGAGAACATTTCATGTTTCCAAATGAGGCGCGCTTAAGAAATATGACATATGGAATTACTATTCATTATGATGTAGAAGTAGAATATTTTATTACAAATGAAGGCGACGATGTTTCGGAGAAACCTTCCAAAGTAGAAGAACTTTCAAGAATCTTTTTAGGAAGATTTCCTATTATGTTAATGTCTAATTTGTGCGTTTTAAAAGGTTTAGACCCTCAAGTACGTTTTGAAATGGGTGAATGTAAAAATGAACCTGGTGGATACTTTATTCTAGACGGAAAAGAAAAGTGTATTGTTTCTCAAGAAAAATTTGCTGATAATATGCTTTATATAAGAGAAAATATTAGCGATTTATATAGTTTATCCGCAGATATACGTTCTGTATCTGAAGATACATCAAAACCGATTCGTTCACTTTCGATTAAAATGATTGCACCTGGTTTAGAATATTCCAATGAAAATATAGTTGTTGTACTACCAAACGTAAGAAAACCTATACCTTTATTTATTACTATGAGAGCATTAGGTATTATTAGTGACAAAGATATTATAGAAACTTGTTTGCTTGACTTGGAAGATAATGTAGATTTTATCGATCATTTTAGACCATCTATTCACGATAATGGAGAGATATTCACACAAGAAATTGCCCTAAAATACATTGCCACTTTTACAAAGGGAAAAAGCGTGGCTCATACTCTAGAAATATTAACAGATTATTTTTTACCTCATATTGGTGAAATGAATTTTAAAGACAAAGCATATTTTCTCGGATATATGGTTTTAGAAATGTTAAAAGTTAAATTAAAACAAAATAAACCTACCGATCGCGATAGTTTTAGATTTAAAAGAGTTGAAACTCCTGGTTATTTAATTTCAGAATTATTTAATGAATATTATACTCTTCAATTGAGAGATATATATAAAAAAATAGACAAAGAATACTATTACAGAAACACACAATATCAAAGTGATTTTACTATATTGATTCAATCCAATTATAAAGAATTTTTTAAAGATAAAATTGTTGAAAAGGGGATTCGTGATGGATTTAAAGGTAATTGGGGGTCTAACGCAAACACAAAAAGATTAGGTATTGTTCAAGGACTAAATCGTTTAAGTCATAACTCAATGCTTTCTCATTTAAGAAAATTAAATTTACCACTAGATGCTAGTGCTAAAGTGATAGGTCCTCGTCTATTACACGGTTCACAATGGGGAATTATTGATCCGTTGGATACACCAGACGGAGGAAATGTTGGTCTTCATAAACATTTATCTATCGGGGCAAAAATTACTTCAGGGTTTTCTTGTAAAAACATTATTGAATTATTAAATGTATTGGGATTGAAAAAATTATCCAACATAACAAAAAAAAATATTTATACGTTTTGTAAAATATTCGTAAATGGTTCTTGGGTAGGTATGATTGAGGATCCTATTCAATTGTCAAACACTTTAAAATTATATAGAAGAACATCCATGATTCCTATTTATACTTCTATATTGTGGAATATACAAAAAAATGAAATGCATATTTGTACTGATAGTGGTCGTTTATGTCGTCCATTATATTATATTGAAAATGGAGAAGTAAGTCACGGTCCAATTGAAGATTTTTTCCACAAAAAATATTCTTGGATTGATTTGGTAACTGGTAAAGGAAAGAAAGTAAAAGGATTCAATTATAAAGATAACAAGGTTTATTTTGATTCTTCAGATTTATTTATTAAAGGTAATGAATTATCTCAATGTGTTGTAGAATATTTAGACACATCTGAAAGCGAAAGTTCATATATTGCTATGGAACCAGAAGACATTAATGAAAAACATACCCATTTAGAAATACATCCTTCGCTCTCATTAGGTGTTATGGGAAATCAAATTATTTTTCCGGAAAATAATCCTTTACCTCGAGATTTATTTGCTTGTGGACAAATGAAACAAGCAGTTTCGTTATATCATTCAAACTTTCAAAATAGAATTGATAAAATGGGAGTAGTATTAAATTATGGAGAGATTCCTCTAGTAAAAAGTAGATATTTAAAACATATTAATAATGAGGAACATCCATACGGAGAAAATGTAATTGTTGCTATTATGTGTTATAATGGATATAATGTAGAAGATTCTATTCTTTTTAATGAAGGTTCTGTTAAAAGAGGACTATTTAGAACAACATATTACAATATGTATGAAACATTTGAAGAAAGTTCAAAAATCGGTTCTAGTACAAATGATATAAAAATAGGTAATATTCATGACTCCAACGTTATTGGTCTAAAAGCAGGTAGCGATTATTCTAAGTTGGATGAATATGGTATTATTAAAGAAAATACTATGATCGATGATAAAACAGTAGTCATTGGTAAAATGACAAGTAATTTGGAACAACCTGATTCTTTTATCGATTCTTCCATATTTACAAAAAAAGGGCAAATGGGATTTGTTGATAAATCTTTTATTACTGATGGCGAAGAAGGTTTCAGAATTGCTAAAGTAAGAGTTAGAGATGAAAGAATACCTAATATAGGAGACAAATTTTGTTCTAGATGTGGTCAAAAGGGTACAATTGGATTGTTAATTCCTGAAGAAAATATGCCATTTACCAGCGATGGGATTCGTCCTGATATTATTATAAATCCTCACGCATTACCAAGTAGAATGACAATTGGACAATTGATTGAAACCGTTATGGGTAAAACTTGTTTAAATTATGGTGGATTTGGGGATTGTACCGCCTTTATGAATAAAGGTTCCAAAATTAATTTATTTGGAAACGCTTTACAAAATGTTGGTCTTCAATCGAAAGGAGAACAAATGTTATATAATGGCGAAACTGGTTTACAATTACAAACAAATATATACATTGGACCAACCTATTATATGAGATTAAAACATATGGTCAAAGACAAGATTAATTACAGAGCAAGAGGTCCAAGAACTGTTCTTACACGCCAAACCGTTCAAGGAAGAGCAAATGATGGTGGTCTTCGTGTTGGAGAAATGGAACGTGATGGTGTCCTTGCACATGGGGCATCGCTATTTTTAAAAGAATCTATGATGGATAGAGGGGATGATTATTCTATGGCCGTTTGTAATCACACAGGTATGATAGCAGTATATAATGAAAATAAAAATATTTTTATGAGTCCAATGGCAGATGGTCCGATTAAATTCAAGGGTGAATTAGATAATCTTCAGATTGATAAAATGACAAAATATGGGAAATCATTCTCAATTGTACGAGTGCCATATTCATTTAAACTTTTATTACAAGAGTTAATGACTATGAATATACAAATGAGAATTATAACAGAAGATAATATTGACCAACTACAAAGTATGTCTTTCTCTGATAATATTATTAAATTAACTGATTTACTTGAACCCAATGAAGTATTAAAAGCAGCAAAAGATAAAATGAACCCAGATCTTGTTGCTGATGAACAACCTGATGATGAAGAACCTGATGAACAACCTGATGAAGAACCTGATGAAGAAGAAGAACCTGTAGAAAATTTTGCATCAAAAACTAGTAAGCAACTAATGGAACAAGTAAAAGGGACATTTGATTCGTTAACAAACCGAACACAAAACGATTCAAAAGAACTTATTGATTCTACCAATGAGATAGGGTCTAATGTTACAAAAACAAGTGAAGAAATTTTAGAATCAGTAAATAAAGTGGGGGAAGGAAATGTTAAAGCAATAAGTGATTTAACTGAAAATACAAATAAACAAATAGAGAAAATAAATGAGGATTCTATGAATCAACTACAAGATTTAAAAGAAAAAACAGAATCGAATGTAACAAATATTTCTGAACAAGTGAATGATACTTTGGATAAATCAAAAAATGACCTTACAAATTCTGCCAATGAAATAGTTGATTCAACAAACAAAATAGTTGATTCAACAAACAAATCTATTACAGATTTAGGAACACAAACATTAGGTATAAAGGATAAACTTTACGATCAGGTTACAGACTTTTCTGAATCTATTCCTGGATCATTATTGTTCCCAGAAGAGAAACCAGAAGAGAAACCAGAAGAAAATTTAGATTCGTCTGTAAAAAAAATAGATTTAGAATAAATTGATTAAATATATATTAACTTTATATATTAAGGATGGAACAAAGCACTCATATTAAACAAATCTACAACTCGAGAGTCAATTTATTGGATATGTTAGAAGATGATAGTTTTGACATTTCCAATTATAAAGGTGAATCTATTGAAGAAGTAAATACGATGAATCAAAATGATCAATTAGATATGTTAATTCAAAAAAAAGAAAAAAAATTATATATAAAATATCATTTAGCGAAGACAATTCGTCCTCAATATATATATGAATATATTGAAGATATATTTACAATTGAAGAAATCCTAAACAAAAATGATGATCTTGTAATTATTTCAAAAGACAATATTAATGATACAATTACAAAACTTTTAAAAAAAATATGGAGTGATGATGGAATATTTATTAGAATTATTAATATCAAAGCCCTACAATTTAATATTTTAAAACATGAGTTAGTACCAAAACATAGAGTATTAAACGAAAAAGAAACATTAGAATTTAATAAAAAATATAACATTACAGATATAAGACAAATTCCTGATATTTCTAGATTTAGTCCCGTCTCATTAATTATAGGTATTCGTCCTGGAGAAATTTGTGAAATTACAAGATATACTCCTACTACAATTAATACATTATTTTATCGTGTATGTATTTAATTATCAATAATATATATATGTCTTATAAAAAAAGATTAGATAAAATAGAAGAAAATTATATATTAAATAATGATGATAGAAAAGAAGAATTTAAAAATAATTATATAAATTATCAAATACAAAAAACAATAAATGAAGTCATACCAACTGAAGACATGTCAAAAACAAACGATTATCATGATGATTATTATAATATGGATGAGGAAATAAACCAAACTCACTTTGAACTGGATGAATTATTTGTTAGTCTATACAATAATATAGATAATAATATTAAAAAAATAAATGATTTTAGTAATAAAATGATAAAAATAGATGAGGATTATAAATACGCAGAAAGAATATTAAATAATCATATAAATAATAAAAATGCATCTTATGGTTTATATTATGATTCAAAACAAAATTATATTATTGAGTTAAGTAGTATTATTATACTTTTTCTTACAATGATAACAGGTGGAATAGTTTTACAAAAAAATAAGTAATATATATATGAATAACATTGATAAATTTATTTTATTAAAACAATTAAATTTAGAGTATCAAGAGTATAAGACGTTATATGAAAGATATATAAATAATATTGATAATAATGAAGATGACAAAGATATAATTAACGAGAAATATTCTCTTTTAAAAGAGAAAATCAATAATTATGATGACATATTTTTAGACGACTCTGATCTTGTTTATAAATCTGAAATTACTAATTTTTCTAGTGACGATTCTCAGTTTAAAGAATTAAAACAAAATATCGATTTTTTAAATAAAAATTTAAAAATAGAAGAAGAAAAATTAAAAAATTCAAAATTAAAAACCAATTCAAATAATATGATTTATAACTTTTATTTTTTTATTATTGTATTTTTTATCACATTGTTTATTTTGTCTACAAGCAATATTATATCTAATGAAATAATATTTTTCATTAGTATTCTTGTATTATTATTATTTATTTACGAAAATAAAATATATTTATTTCATATGTTTAGTTATCTAAAAAAAACTTTAAAAAGTATTTATATTTATATTAACTTAATATAAATGGCCGCTCATTTTGAAAATGAATTAGAAAAAACGAGTATGGAATTAAAACGAACGATTATGACCGGACAAGGAAAAAATATTTTAATGAATGATAACACAATTGCATATGTAACAAATAAAAATATATTAAAAAAATATACAGACGACGACGATTTTCATGAAAGTTGTCCACAATCAATTCAATACACACCTGATTTTTCAGAACTTGATGTTAGAAATGAAGATGCTATATTCAATAATAATATAATAAAACAGGGATTAGATATGGTTAGTGGACAATCGTGTTTTGATACAAATGTAAACGTTCATATTGTAGACAATGATTATTCTAAATATACTCCAACTTGGAGGGGATGTAATAAAAATACAGGTGTAAATGATGCAAGGGCTGTAGTTAAAATGAAAAATTTTGAAGAATGTAAGAATAAATCAATCGAATTAAATGAAAATAATTTTGGTGTTCAAAAAAATAATACAAATACTATTGAATGTTATATAGGAAATACTATTTCAGAAAAACAAAATGTTAAAATTATTGAAGACGAAAGATTACTTGAAACAACAAAAGAAGATGGTTCAACCTATTCTTTTAATTTTGCTGTAAATAAATTAACAATTTTTAAAGGTGATATCATTTCTATTTCAGAGACATTTGATAATAGTATTGACAATCCTATTGTTAATGTAAAATTTAATTTAGAAAATGAATTAGTAATAAATTTTTCTAATGATGCGTCAAAGATATATACAACTATTGAAGATGAAAAAATAATCCCTTTCAATAAAACAAATATAGCAGGAAATACTATTGATATAATTAATGATTCAAATAAAATAGATATCGGCACATACTTACTCTCTCAAGATAAAAAGCATTTTTTAACTTTGATAGAAAAAGATGATAATATAAGATTAATATTAGGACATTTTGTTATATCTTGTTCAATTGATGAAAGTAAATATTACGGAGATTATAATGATAATTCGATTGCGAACTATTCGTTGCCAGTTAATTTCGATAATAATTTATTAAATAAAGTAGGATACATCGATGGAAATATGAATTTAAGACTGTATCCTGAAAGTTTATTGTCTTATGAAAATAGTTATTGGGAAAAAAACAATACAGGCAAACAACACGTGGATGATCTCAGTATGAATGATTCAAATAAAGAGGAATGTGAAACAAAATGTAATTCTGAAGAGGATTGTAAAGGATTTGTATTAAATAAATCTGAAGATACTTGTTGGTTAAAAAAACAGGATAATTATACAAATTCATTATTTTCTAAGTCTGAGAATACCTCATACATTCGTAAAAGAGGTATTTTAAATAATTCATGTAAAAATGAACCAATTCAAGCAGATTATTTACTTATGTCAAGTATTCCGTTATCAGAAGAAATCAATAGTGATACAAAATGTAGTATTATAGACCAAGAACAAATAAATGATTTAAATACTGCATATAATACATATAAAGTATTTAGTTCTAATAAAATCGATGAAATACAAAATATTTCTATAAAAAATGAAGAAACCGATACATTAAATTTAAATATGGCGAATGAATTATCAGAAAAAGTTAATATTTATAATAATTCTTCAGGTAAAATTAACAATAATAATACAATGAATGCAATGATGGAATTATCTGATATAGAGAAAAGAGAGAAAAAATTACATCTTATATTATGGGCAACTCTCATTATCTCTGGAGTAATAATTGTTTTAAATATAAAAAAATAAATTAGTATAATATAATGGGTGCCTCTGAATATGACGATATTCACAAATATGTTAATGCTGAACAATTAAATTATTTAATTGTTAATGATATTACCGATATTGATACTATAATAGAACAAATCAATTCTATTATAGATACAGAAGATGAAACAGAAAAAGATAAAAAAATAAATGAGTTAACAACGACAATGGATAACTATAAATATATTGCAACTACAATGGATAATTATAATGTGAGCAACATAGAAACTCAGGTATTGACAACTCAAAATTTGATTGATTCAGATGTCATTGATAGTCAATTGAATGATTTATTATATAAATTAAATTCTATAAAAGAACAAAAAAATAATAAAAAAAGAATGATTGAAATAAATAATTATAACGGTGATAGATATGAGAATTATACAAAATTACTCAAAATTATATTTTTATATATTGTTCTTATTGTTTTTTTTTATTCATTAGGTAATTATTTCATATTACCATCTATAATTACGAATGGTATCATGATTATTATCACATTTTTATGTCTATCTCTTGTTTTTTATAAATTCATCGATATTATATGGAGGGATAATATGAATTATCAAAAATATAATTGGAGTTGGGTTGCTCCTGTAGTAGATAGCACTCCATATGACGAAAGTAAATTTAAATTATCATCTTTAGGAGATGAAATGGTAAATTGTGTTGGGGCATCTTGTTGTGTTGGAGATGATATTGAATATGATATTACCACAAAACATTGTGTAACAAAAACGTCTTGACATTCGTCTCAATTATAATATAATTATATTATAATGGGTTTATTAAACTTAAAAAAAAAAATTTGTGAAGGTGGTTCTTGTTGTTCTGAAGGAATGAAGTTTATAGATGGAAAATGCTCATATGATTCTCCATCTGAGCTCGTAGATGATGCAATAGCAATGGTCAAAAATAGTGAGATTATTAATATGAATGCTTCTTCGGAAAGTGTGGATAATTTACTAGATGTTGCTCAACCTGAAGGAGAAAAGTTATTGACGGAATGGAAAGAATCACAAACAGCTACAATTACGGCATATGAAGATGAAATTCGGGCAGGTATAGGATATTATAATTCTACAGATACAAATTATATACTAGATCAAAGTGAAGATAATAATTTAAGATCACGTTATGAAAAATATATAGATAATTATATAGAGAGAGATATTGCTAAATTTAATACATCTAAAGATATTTTAGATAAAATGATCATTTCTGAAGAATCAAATAGAGTTACATTTAATAGAATTCAAGAAATTTATAATTTGAAAAAAAGAAAAAAAGAAGAAATGGAATTTAAAATAGAAGAACTAAAAAAAAATATTAATACAAATAAAAGAAAGGTTTCATATGAAGAAATAGCAATAAAAAATCTATTTATTTTTAAATATTTTTTACAGTTTTTTATATTAATAATTGCTATTCTATATATTTATTATGTTTCAATAAAAGATTATAAAAATTATATGAGTTGGATTATTCCATCAATATTAATAGCAATCATATTTTTTAAGAAAAAAATATCTGAATTTTTGTATATTTCAATTGAAAAAATATATTATACAATTACTACGAGTGAAGCAAAAAATGTATATGTAAATCTATGAACTAATTAGTCTTATCAAATCATCTTCATTCTTTATAGAACTTTCATGAATATTATATATGGATTGATTTTTTTCAATTTGTCTACCATTATTTATTAATGTAAGTTCTACCTCATTTTTTTTTAATTTATTTAATATTTTATAGTTATATAATACACTAGTATAATCAATATAATATTGAATAGTATGATACAAAGGATGATAATTATCTTTATTTGTATCTAAATTACATTTTAATTTAAAATAATTTACATCATCTATATGTTTTTTTGAAGTTAATGAAAAAAATATATTTTCAACCTCTTTTATTGTATTAAATGTATTATTACAATGATAAAAATTATCTTCTAATCCAGGATGATACAGTTTTTTTAAAGGAGGATAATAAGGAGCAGGATCATTTTGTGTAGCATAACGCATATACACTATTTTTTTTTCTTTTATAAAGTCATTCATCTTATTTTTTGCATTTTCATTCATTATTTTTATGGATCCATATGTAATACATATCATATTATTTACAAATGAATATAATATATCATCTTTTTTTACATTGGATAAAAATAAATATGAAAATAATGTTGCATATCCTCCTCCAAGTGAGTGTCCTACGATTATTAATTCTGGTTTATTTATAAAAGTTTTTAATAAATATCTTAAACAACTATGAATTAATAATTTTTCGTTTTTTTCTATCACGTATGCTGATTTTAAAAATGTTCCATATTTATTTGTTAATGTTGATAAACTTAAATCTGTTTCTATATTTAATAAAGATCTAGTTCCTCTAAAACTAATAATTATTTTGTTTATGCTTTTATCTGCTGTAATATAACATGTAAAGTCCTTACTATTTTGAATTTTAAATATCATTACATTATTATTCACCACATATTGTTTGTATGCATCCTTTAACATTTCATTTTTATCTTCTTTAAAAAAATTATGAACGTTTCCTATTTTATTATTTATAAATTTGGACATTTGTAGTACGTCTTTCATAGGTAAACTTTCTAGTTTTCTTTTTTTTATTACATTTTGTATTTTTGTAGAATATTTTGTTTTGTGAAGTAAATTATATAATAAAAAAAATTCTGTAGTTGTATTGTATGTAATACGAGATATAAATGACCCCCACCACACTATAAATGGTATATCAGACATATATATATATAATATTATTTATGTTTGTCCACCAATCTCTGCAATTTCATCATCTTCATCATATATGATAGATATATTTTTCCATCCACATTTATACATTCCAAATCTTTTATCCATAAACTCATTTAATTCTTTTACCTTAGGAATACCTCTTCCATAATGATTTGTATACCATTCTTTAAATGTACTATGTAATTCTGTCTTTTTGATTTTTCCACCTTCCTCTTTCTTAATTCTATCTTTTGCAAATTCTGATAGATAATCCTGACCTTCTCTGTATTCTTTACTTACAGACATTACAATATCACAATCATCAACTGTTCCACCATTGTCTAACGCCATTTTTACTAACATCGACATAAATATTGGACTCCATTCTTTAAATTTTTCTGCTAAATTTTTATTCAGACTATATTGATATGGAAAATCTTCTTTTGGATAATTCTCATTTTCATATGGTGATTTAACAAATTTTGAATCAAACGGACAAACACGAATACGACGCCATGTTCCATCATCATTACTTTTGATATCAAATAGTGTATTCGTACAAACAACTAATTTGAATTGTGGAATAAATGTCACTGTATCTTTAAATAATGCTCTACCTTGAATAGGATCACCCCCTGTTATTTCTTTCATAATACCTTCATTAATTTTATCTCCTTTACTTGGTTCTTGCATTACAGCATATCTTTTACCTTTTAAAGCAACAATTTCAGATGATGTACTACCAATACTTGTTCGACTTTGTGTGATTAATGTCACTGG